AATTTTAATAACAGCTTGCGATAATGGTGTATATTATGATAGTATAGAATATAATAAATTATTAGAAGATACAAATAACGATATAATTATATGGAGTTTTAGAAATAATCAAACAAGTAAAATAAATCCGAACATGTATGCTTGGCTAAAAGTAGATGAAAATAATAATATACAACACGTATCCTGTAAAAAGTTTATATATGATGACCCATTAAAAACACATGCTATTATTGGAACTATGTTTTATAGAAAAGCCCGCTATTTTATTGATGGACTTAATAAAAATTATCAAGAAAATATAAGAACGAATGGTGAATTTTATGTAGATGATGTAATTAATCAAAATATCAAAGATGGTTTGACAGTTAAAGTTTTTGAAAGTAAATATTATATATGTTGGGGAACACCAGACGATTACGAAACTTATTTATATTGGCAACGATTTTTTAATAAATATCCATATCATAAATATTCTAATTTATAAATTTTATATTTTTTGGATATTTAGATATATCTAATTCACTAGTAAATATACTACCATTTAATAATATATAAACGTCTTCATTAATACTATTCAATATTGAAAATGGATATATTGGTAAACTGATACCATTTATATACTTACCAATTTTATTAATACTATTATCAAGCAATCCCTTCATCTTTTTATAATTTAAACCAAAAATACATAAGTATAGTGTATGTATTGATGCGGGCCATGCATAAACTACCGCATTATTATTGATAATTTCGTTATATCTATTAACTTTTTCAAATATATCATTATAATAATTATGTAATGAATAATTAATATTCTTATATATTACATCCTTACGTATAAATGTTGTTCTTTTAAAATAAAATATTACAGAATGATTTTTATGATAATATTTCTCTTTTAACGAAAAACCGATATTATCTAATTCATTTATTATAAAATTATTGTCAACATAATAAGTATGTTCAGTATTTAATACATGATAAACATTATTGTTTATGTAATATTCTAAATCAGGGAATACTAAAATAAAATTTATAATATTTTTATTTTTGTATATCTTATTTAATATTTCTTTTGGGTTATAAAAATGCTCAAATACGTGTGATATTACTAATGTATTCGCATCTATTTTAGTATCATCTATATTTTCATAATAATCATTGTATATTATTTTATTATTTATATTTCCCATATAATTAGGTTCAATTATATAATATTTTAAATTATTTTTGGTAAGTACCATATCAGATAATATACCATATGAACTACCAACTTCAATTATATTATTAATTTCATCTATATTTTCTTCTAACATATTCACTATTTTTTCGTGTAACGAATGCATAATAGTGCCCGTACTATCAGCATGATTATATTTATATACTTCATCTAGGGTACCTAAAAACTTTAATTGAGATGTATTGCAATTATTACAAATAGTAATATTAAATGGAATACTATTTTGTATACTATCATATTCATTATCAGTAGAATAGTGCCCAGGATATGCTATATAATTATCATTAAAATAATTATTATATAGGGGATTATTACAAAATATACAACTGTTTCTTTCAATATAACTCATTTTAAATATTATTATTTTATTATTATTTAAATAAAAATAAGATAAATATACTTATTAATATATTAATATTATCTATAATATGAATATATATATTAATAACTATACAGCTGTTCCAGTTGTTAAAAAAATAGAACATTATTATGAAATGACATATAATAATCTGATAGATTTATTATTTTATGATATATCGAATATAGTGATAGTTGATAATTATGATAAATCGAACATATGTATATATGGCATACAGGCAACATCATGTAATATAATCGATACTACAAAAAAAAATATACTATTATGTGTTGAAAACTGCTCTATTGGTAGAAGACATTATAGACATTATAACGAATTTTCTCATTTTAATGATAATAGATTTAATATATATATATATAATGATATATCAAAAATTATAAAAAATGATAAATATTTAGCAATACCATTTATATATTTATATATAGATCAATTTATAAGAATTGAAAAAACTATATCATATAATACAATCCCATTTAATAAAAAAAAATTTTGTTTATTTACATCAAGAAATTTATTAAATGATAATAAAAAAAATATTTTACAATTACTACAAACTATAGATAATATTGATCATATTAGTCAATATAATATATCAAATGTATCATGTTATCATAGTAAAGAATTATTAGAGATATTTAATAAATATAAATTTATAATTTGTTTTGAAAATAGTAAAAGTAATGGATATATTACTGAAAAAATATTTAATGTATTTTTATCAAAATCTATACCTATTTATGATGGCGCTCCAAATATTAATAATTATATTAATAAAAATTCGTATATATCGTATGATGATACAAAAATAATAGATAAAATAAAGTTATTATCTTCAAACGAAAAATTATATAATACATACATAAATTCTAACAAAATATCCCATCTCTATAATAATGAAAGTTGGAACCAATTACTTGCTGATAAAATTAAATAACTATTATCTTCGCCTTTTTAAATCCATTAAACAAATCACTAGCACTTACTACACTATACGAACCCATATTACTCCATCTTAATATATTTCCTTGATATGGCTTATCTATGAATATATTATCTATTATCATATCTAAACCGTCACATGTATTTCCCCATATTGTCGCCTTAACTAATTCTTTATTTTTAAATGATGAATACACCGTTATAGGATAATGTATTTGATGATCAAACATCTTTCCACTAAAAGAATTATATATTGAATCATTTATATATACATGATAATGTCCATCCACATATTTTACTCTTATTATTTTTGTATATAAATCTATACTATCACAACTAAAATATCGTCCCGGTTCAGCAATCCATCTAATATCTTTCATTAAATTATCAGTTATATATGGTTTTATTACATTTGATAAACTTATTATATCCTCTACACTTTTCATACCACCACCAATATCAATTAAGTTACATTTACCATCCCAATAAGGCAATATATCTTTTTTAATTATTTCTAATGTATTACTAAAAGATTCCATATCGTTACAACTTGAACCAACATGAAACGAAAGACCATATATATTATTATTTTTTGATATAATTTTTATCGTATCATTTATAGATGCACCAAACTTTGAATTAAACTTAATTAATGAATTGTTCTCATATGACTTTATTCTCCATACTATTTTTATACTCTTATTAATTCTTCTAATATAATCTACACTCTCATTATCATCACATACTATATATGGCACTCCAAATTTTAAAGCTATATTAATATCATCTATAGACCTACATGGATTAGCTAATATAGTTCTATTTATCGGATATTTTAAAGACATTAGTTGATATAATTCACCCTTACTCGCAATATCAAAATGAAAATTTTGTTTTATTAATTCATTTATCATATATTTATTATTTAACGATTTTATTGCATAGTAAGGTGTTATATATGGTAAATATTTATTCCAATAATTTATTTTATTACGGACATTATCTTTATTAAATACAGCAATGGGTTCATAACTTTTACTTATTAATCTTAATAAATCAAACTTTTTCATATAACTAATTTTTATTATATTATTTACTTTTTTATATAGATTTCTTATTATAATATTATAATAAGGTATCTTCTTTATGCAATAAGAAACATCTCACTCCCCCTGTTAGAAGCCTCTTGATGAAAGTCTTACTAAATGCCTGTATCCTATACGGAATACAATACCCTTTTCGTATATCAAATCCGAATTAGGCACCCTATATACTTTCGTATATATGATATACAAGTACCTACTATTTTACAATAGTATTTTCTTTCGTTTTAAACGCATTATTATAATATATAATTTACATAATGAATACTACTAATTCTAATAAAGATGATGACATCTTCAATTTTATTATTAAAAAATGTCAAGAACCCGATATAGATAGTAAAAAAGTAATATATCTATTTCTTAAATCTTATATTCATGCACTATGTAAAACTCTTAATACTACTAAAAATATTAATTATTCTTTATCTTGTGCTGATCTAGCAAGAAATATATTTAATATTATATATAATTATACTCATAATGTTAGAGTAAGTATATTTATGATAGAAAGAACGACTTTTCTATTTAATGAATATCTTAACGTATCTCAATCATTTAATTCTATAGAAATACAAATTAATGAAATAAAAAATTATATTATTCATAAAACTATAGGGTCTATTCATATTAATAATAAATTAAATAATATTTATAATAATCCTAATATAAATAATGATATTTATTCATTATCTATTATTTCAAACTTTATTAAAAATATTTTTATTAAACTTAATACAGAACAATCTATATCAACCGACCTAGAAAAATCGATATTTAATAATGATAAAATTATTATTGAACATAATGATGATACTATTAATAAAGATTATGACCCATTACTATATAATTTAGAACAATCTATGTTACTATTACATTCAGTAATATATCGTTCTATATTAAATGGTTTAACAAATATTATAGAACCTATATTAGAAGAATTTATAAATTTCTCTATTAACGAATTACCACGTAATATAAATATTCTTCGTTTTCATCTTGAACTAATATTATATTCCAAACTTATATTTAAAGATATTATTAAGGCGAAACATATTAGTAATGATATAATGGATAAATATATAAATATACTAGATGATGACGATAATTTAAATGAATTCATAGACTATACACAACCTATAAGTAATCATATACACTTTAAAGCAATGAAAGAATTATTACATAAATAAGGCTAATTATTATAACTTAAATTCTGTATATATATATAATAAATTAAGTATGCCTGGCGGTGTTATTCAACTTATATCAACTGGAAATCATGATGTTTATCTTACAGGATGTCCTCAAATAACATATTTTAAAAAAGTTTATAAAAAATATACTCATTTTGCATTAGAAGCCATTGAACAAGAATTTAATACAGGTGCAGATTATGGTACATATATTTCAGCTACTTTATCTAGAGATGCCGACCTATTATCTAAACTCTTATTAGAAATGAAATATATAGTTGAACCTACTACTCCATTAGACCAATTAACAAGTGTATCAGGAACAATGATTACTAGTACTGGAACATATTCAGGTATTTTTAGTTCTTATAATGATGGAGGGACTAATTATTTAATATTTACAAGTAGTTCATTAAACGGTAATAATAAAGTTTATTTAGGTGATACTAATGGAAGTAATATTATACGAACTCCTATAGTAGATAATAATTTAATAAAAACAATTACAGGAAGTTCATCTCAAATATTTACTACTGATGATATATATCATGATAGACCACGTATAGCTACACGACTTATCGAGTATATTGAACTAACTATAGCAGGACAACTAATAGATAGATTATATGGTGAATGGATAGATATATGGTTACAATTATCGTCATCATACGAAAAATGGTCTTTACTTGAAAATATGTTATATGGTAAAAATCATCTAATAAATAATAATAGCGTAACATATCTACCAGTTCCTTTCTGGTTTTCAAAGAATTATGGATTAGCTCTACCTATGATTTCATTACAATATCATGAAGTAAAATGTAATATACAATTTAAAGATGATTTATATGGAACTGGTAATATATCAACTATTTATGTGGATATAGCGGGTGATGGTAATATAGATGCATATTCGATAAATGGTAGTCCATTTGAAAAAACAGGAACTGTTTCAAAAATTATATTAGATATTCCTTTAAGATTACGAATTACAGATAGTAGATTATATGGAGATTATATATTTTTAGATACAGATGAAAGACGTTTATTTGCAGGACTTAAACAAGAATATCTTATTGAACAAACACAGTATTCTAATAAATTATCATTAAATTCAGGGATAAATATTAATGAATTACATTTTAATCATCCAGTTAAAGAATTAGTATGGTTTTATCAATTATTATCTAATAATAATACTTTTAATTATTGGGATAATTCTGGTAATGATTTAATGAAATCTTGTAAATTAGAATATAATGGCGTTGAACGTTTTAAAACTAAAAATAATCATTATTTTCGTCTATTACAACCATACTATCATCATACTGGTGCATATTTACAAGATATATCAGGTGAATTAGGCGGTTTTTATAATTATTCATTCGCCTTACAACCTGAATTATATCAACCAAGCGGAACTTGTAATTTCAGTCGTATTAATAATGTTATTTTATATAGTAATGTTACTCAAGATTGTAATATGGCCGTTTATTCTACTAATTATAATGTATTACGTATTATGAACGGTATGGCAGGGTTAGGATATGGAAATTAATTTATATAATTATATATATAATGAGCTCAATTCCTTTACTATTAACTAATAATATTAATAATTATGACCTTATTGACTACTTTGTTAATAATGTAACTATGCCATTTGGAGTAAGACCTGATGAAATAATTGACCGAACATTAATATTATCTACCGTAGATGGTCTTGAAAAATGTAAAGGTGTCGTTGTTCGAGAAGGTGTTACATATACTAAAGAAGAAACACGTAATTATTCAAGTGCTTTAGTTAGTGACCAAACTTTTATTAGTAATTTAACTTATTTTATTAATATGTTCCGTATTGATATTCCATTAACAACCGTATCTGTAGATGGAACTAATTATCAATGTAATTCATATATTTCTTTATCTGGAAAACCATATTATATTTTAACTAATGAACCATTAACTAATTAAAAAAAATTATTTAATAATATAAATGAGTTCAACTATATTATTAACTAATAATAGTGAAAATACTGATATTATAGCAAAATTCCTCGATTATTTATCTCCATTACAAAATTTAACCTTTTCATATAAATCTACACGTATATTAGATTTATATACTGATAATAATGAAGAAATATGTAAGGGTTATGTAAAATTACACAATTTTAAAATTGATGTTTATAGTGAATTTAATAAAACTGAAAATTGTAATTATTCATCTGCAATTATAACAGACAAAACATTTATTAATAATTTAATGCTTTTCTATGATGAATTTAAAATTGATATATTGGAAACTACTATTAATATTAATATTAATGGTATTACTTATAATTCAAATTCATATATAAGTATTAATAATATTAATTATTATATATTAAATCAAATATAAATAAAGATAATTTTTATATAAGTAAATATATAAAAATGATTTCAACTATAAATAGAAATATCGATGAAGATAATTATTTATCATCACTAAAATACATACTTGAAAATGGTGAATTACGTGAAACACGCAATTCTAAAACATTATCCGTATTTAATCAAAACTTATCTTTTAATATCCATAATCAATTTCCTTTATTAACAACTAAACGTGTATATTGGAAAGGTGTTCTTGAAGAATTATTATGGTTCATTAAAGCTGATACTAATGCTCATAATTTAGCAAATAACAGTGTTCATATATGGGATGCTAATTCTACACGTGAATACTTGGATACACGACACCTTAACGAATATGAAGAAGGAGAATGTGGTCCCATATATGGTTATCAATGGCGTCACTTTAATGCTACATATACTAAACAAAAAGATAGAGATGATAAATGGTCTTTAGATAATAAAGGAATAGATCAATTGCAATATATTATTGATACTATTAAGACTGATCCTACTTCAAGACGTTTATTTATGAGTGCATGGAACCCATGTCAACTTGATGAAATGTGCTTACCACCGTGTCATGTATCATATCAATTTTATGTATCAAATAATAAGTATTTATCTTGTTCTATGACACAAAGATCAGGTGATATGTTTTTAGGTGTTCCTTTTAATATTGCATCAACCGCATTATTAACTTATATGATTGCATATATTACAAATTTAGAACCATATAAAGTTCATTTAAATATAGGTGATGCTCATATATATTATGACCATATAGACGCAGTAAAAGAACAATTAATACGAAGTCCATATAATATGCCAAAATTAGAAATAATGAGAAGGGATGATATAAAAAAAATAGAAGATTTTAAATCATCGGACTTTATTATAAAAGATTATAATTGTCATCCTACTATAAAAGCTAAAATGATTGCCTAATTTTCACTATCAATCTCATTATCTAATTCATTGTGAAAAATATTATTATCTGATTTTATACTATCTTTATCACTTACTATTCTATTAAATTGACAATAACCTTCCTTATCCTTTATATAATTATTTACTATATCTACATATTTATTAAATAATTCCTCTGCAATCTTACTATCATAAGACATTGTTCTTAATTCGTATAATGGTGCAGCTACATAATGAATAGTAATTTTAGTATCATTCATCATTGATGTACCATATTTTATTGCTTCCTTTATTAAATCAACACCATCTTTATGAAAACAATATAATTTAATTTCACCACTAAATGATTGTAATGGAATAGCACACATCTTTTCTATATTTTCTAATAAATCCTTTTTTATATTATTATTAAAATCTATTTTATCTAATATTTTATTATCCTTATTTATACATTTAAATGCTATATATAATGTATCATATTCATCTAATAATAACCACAATTTTTCATATAATTTTATTATTTCATATTCATTTTTTAATGATATTTTATATAATATCGTATTTACTTTTTTTCTATTACTATAGTCTATCATAAATAATTCTTTATCTTCTGGAGTTACTTGTTTTCTTGACAAATTAATATAACCTCTATCTTTATCTAATTGTGTTACTAATGTAACTACTTCTTGTCCTTCTTTAACATGTTGATATATACTTTTAATTCTACGTGCAGAAACTTCTGCAAATATCATCATTGCTGATATATTATTATATTCAACTAAAGTACCATATACCGCAATTTCATCTATAGATGTTATTTTAAATAATACTAACTCATTTAATTCGGGTAAATTATTTCTTTTCATATTTGATAAATTTATTTATATTATAATTTAAATTTTATAATATAAATATCAATATTTTTAATTTGCAAATATTACACTACCCATACCACCAATAATTTCTAAAAGATTATGTGTAACAACATAAAAAGTAATATCATAATTCATATTAAATAATGTAGGACAATTTGGATTTTCATATTGTGCAGGATCCTTTATATCCATAACAAATTCTATTTTTTTTATCTGTGAAAAATTACAAGTTCCACTTGGTTGATAAGTTTCTGGATCAATCGCAAATGAATATAAATTAACTCCTTTATGTTTATTATTAGTATGTGATATATATGGCTGATTTTTATTAAAAAATGAAATTCTTTTTGGATCTATATATGCATTACCATTTAATAATATTTGTATAGTCTCTATTATATCCGTTGTATAATAATTCCAATTTGAAGATGTTATTACTGGTATACAACTAATATCTCTATTATTCCACATATTTAATAAATTAGTTATATCCGTCGTATTATATGCATCATCAGCAGATATAACATATTGATTATAACTAACATCTACCTTTCGATCTAAATCAGTTCTAAATGCACCCAATTTATTTAAATTATTACTTATTATTCCACTTGTTGTATTTGTTGCTACTTGTAAATAATATGTCTGATATGCATATGGATCCATACTATCACTATCCAAATTAGTATAATTAGACCAGTCGTTATGTTGTCGATATGTACTTCTACGTGGTAATATATACAGTTCTTTAGCAGGATGAAAAAATTCTACATCTAAAGTAGTTCTATTACGGACACCCTCATACTCATATAATATAACTTTTTCAATTAAATATTTATGTGAATTTTTTGCAAAAAAAGTTCTTTCATCATTATCTAAAAATATATAATTTATTTCTAATTTTGGGTCCATTCCCCAATTATTATTTCCTGTCAATAAAAAATTAGATATATTATCACTTTGACTACTAGGCTTTATCCAGTATTTTCTATAATATGTTCCTGATGGTTCTAATATAGTTCCACTTCCAATATTATTTATATCAAATTCATATGACTCATTTAAAGTATATTGTTCATCATTAGTTACTAAATATAATTCTTGTATTGGTCTAAATGTAACTTCAATAAATACTTCGTGATATTGTAATGCTATTAATGGTAATGCTAAACCACTATTTCGATGACACCAAAAAGGTATAGGAATACTTAATCTTTTTCCCATAATACTAGGCTTTGTTTGCCAATTCTTATTTAAATAGGTATAACTATTTTTAATACTAGAAGATGATGTATCAACATACGGATATTGTCCTTTAATATCGGTAGGATTATAATAATCTTGTGTATGACCGATTAAATCATAATAAGTTCTTAAACTTTCATCACTATTAGTCATTTCATGATATAAATTTAAATATTCACCCGTTATTTCTTCTATTACTGAACTACCTATTATTATTCTAACCTTATTAATCATTTGTGCGCCTAAATAAGGAATCCATTTAAACCATTTATTATTACTTGCATATATATTAGGTATATTTATATTTAAAAAAAGTTTAGTAATTAAATCGGCATTACGTGGAACCCTTAATTTAATAGTAGTAGGCTGTGTATATGATAAAGTATCAAAACTTTGAAAATTTACCTCTATCGGTTGAACCGCAAAATGTGTAAATCTTCTATATACCATTTTAAAAAATGTCATCTGCGGATTTCCTGATAAATAATTATTTTCTGTCCCATATGCTTGCAGTTGGATTAATCCTCCACCCATCTTTTACTTAATATACATATGTATTATTATTTTTATTCATAAACTTATATATATTAGATGCTATAATAGATATTGGTGAGTTCATATAATATATTTCAACATTCGTATCATTATCTCCGTCTAACTTCCATGTACTAAATCTTGGTATATATACTATATTATATGGATGTAATTTTATTAATATCTTCTCACTATCTTCCTTATTTTCACTATTATAATATTCTTGTGGTATTATTGTTAAATCAATATCTTTATTCACTTTCATATATAATAACGGATAATAGTGGGTATAATAAGGTTCATTTTTAAAATCTTCTAATTTTTTCGTTTCATATTTACTCGATATTATTAATGATGAATATATACCATATCGATTAATATTATAATCTAATGTATCATTTTCTATCATAGTCATTATAAATGGATACGGATTTTTATCCATATCTTCACCATTAACTTTATCTATATCTTGTTGTAAAATTTCATATTTATCATACGATATAGACAAATAACGATAAATATGAAGAATTATAAATATAACTATAATAATTATAACTGATAAGATTATAGTATTTATAATATTTCGTTTATACATATTAATTATCATATTATATATAAATTTGATTTTAAAAAAAATCGGATTTATAAATTTAATTATATAATATTAATCATTATGGAAATTACACAAAATACTCATCCTTTCAATTATAATATACCTACTGATAATATTCATTATGAATATTCATCAAATAATATATTAGAAATTTATAAAAAAGCTTTGAATGCTAATACTACAGTAAATTATGAAAATTTTTATAATCAATGTAAATGTATTAATCAATATGGTTCAGTATCTCCTCATGGTTTTATATATGATACACCAGAATTAATAAATTTACCTCTTAAATTACACCAAAAACGAACATTATATCATATGGAATATTTAGAAAATTTACCTTATCGTATAAATGATGAAAATGTTCTAATATTATCTGATAATGTCGGTAGTGGTAAATCATATTGTATATTATCTTTAATTGCTAAAAATAGAACTACTAATATATATCCTAATAAATTTCATATCAATCATTTATACGATGATGACCGTAATCAAATATACGGTATGATTTTACATCCTCAATGTATCCAATTTAAAACTAATCTTATTGTAGTCCCTCATAGTATTTATCCTCAATGGAATAAGTATATTAATACATATACTAATATACCTTATATAGGTATATCATGTATAGTAGATATAGCTAAATTAGGAAATAGTAAAGATGATATAATAAATACGATAAATAATAATCATATTATATTAATAAAATCTACTGTATATAACGAATTTATTAATTATTTATCAAGATTCGATATAACACAACAAATAAGTTATAATAGAGTAGAATTTGACTATACTATAGAAGATTGTAAAGAAAATGATTATATAATAGAGCATAATATAATAAAATTAAAAACAAATCGTATTGGTAAAAAACGATTTATTGACAATATTAATGAATCTTATGAAAAATTAATGATTAATCTTCATGATAATAATGCAAATATAAAAGATACATTTAAAAATTATTTACAGACTATAACAAATACATATACATTATATACTCAAAATAAAGAAAATGATGAAGATATAAGGGATTGTAATACAGTAAAATTAGTAAAAGGTTTCATATTTGAAAGAGTAATATTTGATGAAGCAGATACTATTAAAATTCCAAGTTGTTCTCATTATCTAGCTAAAAAAAATTGGTTAATTACATCATCATTTATGTCATTATTATATTATAATGGTGGCACTGTATTTGATAATCAAACTGGTACAGTAATTAATTTTTCAAGTGGTATGAATGGTTGTGTTTTATTACGTGATGTTATGAATAGAATAGCATCTTATCATTCACCTTATAAAAGAAATAAAGTTTTTTCAACTATAGTTCGAAATCATCCTGAATTTGTTAAATTATCTATTGGAATACCTAATCCTATCGTATCAAATATACGATGTTTAACACCATTATCTTATAATGCAGTCAAAAATGTATTAGATAATGATATTATGAGGGCTTTAAATGCAGGTGATATAAAACAAGCATCACAATTATTAGGATATGAAATATATAGTGAAGAAGATATAATATTAAGTGTAACTAAATCATTAGAAGATAAGAAAAAAGAATTATTAATAAATAAAAATACAAAAAAACATGAATTAAATAATTTAGTAATTGAACAAAATTCTAGTAAAAATGAATATGAAAATGCAAAAGAAATGTATAAACATGTATCTACCGAGAATAGACCAATTGAATTTGAAGAAGTAAAAAAGACATATTATAATATATGTTCCCGTATAACTTATATAGAAAAGACTATAGAAAATAATGAAAATGAAATAAAGTCTGTTGAATCAAAAATTAAAAATATTAAAGACCGTCTTGAAAATCCTACTGCTAAAACATGTAATATATGTTTAGATAATATTAAAATACCGTCAATTGTTACATGTTGTAAAAATATATTTTGTATAGAATGTATTAAAGATTGTATAAAAACGAATAAATCATGTCCATTATGTCGAACTAAAATAGATAATAGTCAAATACATATAATAAAAGATGATATACCCGATGATGTAGATGAAAAAAACAATGAAATATTATTAGATAAATTGGATATATTATCCGATTATTTATTATTAAATCCAAATAAAAGAATACTAATATTTTCGGAATATGAACAAACTTTCGAATTAATACAACGTCGTTTATTACAATTAGGTATTCGTTATGATAGAATATTTGGTTCAACGAATCAAATAAATAAAACTATTGAAAATTATTCAACTAATAAAATACAAGTTTTAATGTTAAATGCTAAACATTTTGGTGCAGGTATAAATTTACAAATGACCGATGATATATTCGTTTATCATCGTATGAGTAGTGATCTTGAAAAACAAGTTATAGGTAGAGCACAACGATTAGGACGTAATGAACCATTAAATATACATTATTTATGTTATGATAATGAATATAATACTGGATTATTTAATGAAAATATATCAAGACCTACATAATAGAACAATAAGAAGAATAATTGTTTTCTAAAATGGTAGAAGTATAAAATTTTTTATTTATATCATCTTTATTATTAATATTATCTAAATAATTCGAAATTATATTTTCATTTTTTATTATTATAAGTTTTGAACATATATCTTTTTTACATTCATCGGTTATTAATATTTCAAACGGTCTTCTTCTTAATGAATATACAATAATGTCTCCATTACATATATTTTTCATTTCGTATAAATCATTTTCTATATATGAAAGGATTATATATGTATTATTATAAAGACGTATAATATCACCTACTTTAGGAGATAAGCCTTTATAATATGGATTTTTTACATTAAAAAAAATTTTCATCTTTTAATATAAAAAAATATTTTTGATTAAAATTCTAATATTTTATATTTATCGTCATAATCTTCTTAAATGTCTTAAATATAAAGAACTTATAATATCTCGATTTTCATATAATATTTTTTTCATATCTATACTATATTCTATATCATGATATAGATAATTATGAATTTGATTTTCATTTAAAACTAAACCATAAAACTCAAAATTATTTATAATATTATTTATATAATTATTACATATATTACATTTATTATATATTATATTACCATATACACAATTAGGTTTTATAAATGATGCGATAAGCATGTGAAATAATTTAGGATAATCGATATTATCATAATAATTATTACTCTTATTATAATTTAATAATGGTTCTTGTTCCATTTTTACATTATATTTATTATCTAATCTTTATATTCTAATGGTATTTTTGTTATTATATCAGCAGCAGCAACATCCATCGGTATAGGATTAGGTAAAAAATGAGGTTGAGATGTTAATTTATCTTTATATGTACTATCATCAGTAGTTCTTGTACCATCTTCAGGAGAACGTAAATGTTCGAAACGGTCAAAAGGGGTATAAGGAATATTATGAATATTAACGCGTGGATATTTTTTTTCATGGATAACGTCAACTTTTAAGTCAGGTTGTAAATTATAATGTTTCATATAACATGATTCGGACATTTGTAAATCACTTAAACATAATTCAAAACTACGTTGTTCTTTACAACTACATTTATTTACTGGCATAAAATTATTTGTACATTGAGCATATGACCCTGTATTACATGGTTTATATTCATTTAAGAAACAAGTATCACCTCTTAATGTGCATAGATAACATTTTCTAGCGATAGATTCACGAGGAAATTGTTTAATCATACCACTTATAGGAATATATTTATAAGCACCGATAAAAGTAAATAATACTATAACCGCTATAGATAAGGATAGAATATGTAAGTTCATATGATATATCATAAATCGATATTTTTTTAGTTTAAAATGAAATAATATCTAATATATAAGAAAATGAGAGTTTTAAAAAGAAATGGGCAATATCAAAATGTATCATTCGACAAAGTTACTGCACGAATTGCTAATCTTTGTAAGATGGAACCTATATTAACGGATATAGATCCTGAAATGGTTGCACAAAAAGTATGTTCTCAAATATTTGATGGAATACATACATCTAAATTAGATGAACTTGCAGCAGAAACATGTACTCAATTATCAGTTAAACAATTATCATATGGTATATTAGCATCAAGATTAATAATATCGAATAATCATAAATTAACATCATCATCGTTTAGTGAAACATTAGAAATAGTTGCTAAAAATAATTCGAAATTAGTAGATACAAAAATATTAGAATTTGTATTACAAAATAGAGAAGAAATAGATAGACATTTAGATTATAATAGAGATTATATGTTTGATTATTTTGGTTTTAAAACATTAGAAAGGGCATATCTATTAAAAGCGAATGGAAAAGTTGTTGAAAGAATACAACATATGTTTATGAGAGTATCATTAGGATTACATTGTGGAAATTTAGAAAGATGTTTTGAAACTTATGATTTAATGTCTCAAAAATATTTTATTCATGCTACTCCTACATTATTTCATGCTGGAACTCAACATCCTCAATTATTATCTTGTTTTTTAATGGGTGTTGAAGATAGTATAGCAGGTATTTATAAGGCTATTGCTGATTGTGCTCAAATATCAAAGTGGGCAGGTGGTATAGGTGTTCATATACACGATGTTCGAGGTGATAATGCATTAATTCGTTCTACAAATGGACGTTCGACTGGAATTATGCCTATGTTAAAAGTATTTAATGATGTTGCACGTCATGTGAATCAATGTTTTACACCTGATACTTGGGTATATGGTGAAAAAGGACCTATACAAATGAAAGATTGTAATATAGGTGATAACTTATATACTATTGATGGTTCATTAAAACCTATATTACAAGTTGCTACTAATCAAATAGATACAGATATTTTAAGTATTCGTTCAAAATATAGTTTATTTCCAACACGTCTTACAAAAGAACACCAAGTATATGCTTTAACTAACATTAAAAAGGGTGGTAATTCAATAGATATTATAAAGAAATTAAATAAACAAGATATAAAGCCTGACTATATATCTGCAGGAGAATTAAAAATTGATGATTTTGTAGGTTATCCATTACCAAATTATATTAATGATAATAGTAATTATGACTATGATGATATGTATATGTACGGTCTTTTATTAGGTGATGGTTATATTAATAAGAAACGAAATGAAGGCTGTATTTATTTAGGTATTGAAAGAAAACAAAGTTTAATTGATTTCGTAAAAAATTATTTAGATACAAGAAATATACATTATTGGACATATCTAAATAATAAGTGTTTATCCATTAGATGGACTTTAGGTAATTCATTTAAATTTTCGCATACTGATATATATAATAATGATGAAAAGTGTATTCGCAATGATTTATTAAATTTACCAAAAGATAAATTATCTTTAATCGTTAAAGGACTTATAGATACAGATGGTCATAAAGGTAAAGAGATATATTTTAGTAATACATCTATTAAACTTGTATTACAATTAAGATTATTATTATTAAAATTAGGTGTTCCTACATCTGGCAATGTTAAAGATAATGTAGGAAAAAGTCATACAACTTGTTATAATTCAGTTATAACAAATAATAAGATTAGTTATAGTTTGAGAGTTCCTAAAGATGAATATGTATGTAATATTCTTAATATTGATGCTGGAGAAGTTAAAAGATATTTTACTTGGAATAATATAGTTTGGTGTAGAATTATTGATATAACTGAAGAAAAATATAATGGTCTTGTATATGACTTTAATATGATGGATAATCATAATTATTTAACTGATATGGGAATTGTCCATAATTCGGGCAAGCGCAATGGATCTTTTGCTATGTATCTTGAACCACACCATATCGATATAATGGCATTTTTAGAAGCAAAGAAGAACCATGGTGATGAAAATTCAAGAGCACGTGATTTATTTTATGCTGTATGGTTGAGTGATTTATTTATGGAACGTGTTAAGAATAAACAAATGTGGTCTTTAATGGATCCTGATGCATGTAAAGGGTTAAGTGAGGTTTATGGTAATGAATATAAGAAATTATATGAAGAATATGAAAAAGACCCTACTAAAGTAATAAAGCAAGTTCCTGCTTTAGATGTATGGAAAGAAATAGTTAAATCTCAAATGGAAACAGGAACACCTTATATTTGTTATAAGGATGCCGGAAATGAAAAATCAAATCAAAAGAATTATGGCACGATTAAGTCGTCAAATTTATGCGTTGCTCCTGAAACATTAATTTTAACAGATAAAGGACATATTGAAATACAAAAACTTAAAGATGAACGAGTTAATGTATGGAATGGAACTGAATGGAGCGAAGTAGTTGTAAAACAGACAGGTGAAAATCAAGAATTAATTACAATTTACTTTAGTAATGGTAATAATTTAGCATGTACTAATTATCATAAGTTTTATATAATTGATGATAATGGTAATACTAAATGTATTGAAGCAAGAGAATTAAAAGAAGGAATGAATATTATTCCATATAGATATGAAAATACTGAATATGTCAATAATATTACTATAACAAATATCAAAAATACAGGAAGAAAAGATAATACTTATTGTTTTAATGAACCAAAAAAACATATGGGTATATTTAATGGTGTTATAACAGGTAATTGTACCGAAATATTTGAGTATTCGGATCATAAAGAATATGCTTGTTGTACATTAGCGTCGATTGCACTACCTACTTATGTTGAAGAGTTTGACTATACAACAATTAAATCAGTTGAAATATATAGTAAGAGTGATTGTAAATTTTGTAATTATAGTAAAAACTTTTTACAATCACGAGGATTAACTTATATTGAACATAATTTAGATGATGATATTGTTAGAGGTGATTTTTTCAAAGAATTAAATAAAAAATCAGGTGGTATTGAATGTGATGGTGATAATTGTCGTATAGTATTAAAAAATAAGAGATTTACATCAGTTCCACAAATATTTATTAATGGAGAACATATTGGTGGATTTGCTGAATTATATTCTTATTTTAAGCCTACTTTTAATTATAAGAAATTATATGAAGTTACTAAAGTTATTACTCGTAATCTTAATAAAGTTATTGATTTGAATTTTTATCCTGTTCCTGAAACACGTGTTTCTAATTTTCGTCATCGTCCTATTGGTATTGGTGTTCAAGGTCTAGCGGATGTATATGCAAGATATAGAGTAAGTTTTGATAGTCAAGTTGCAAGTGAATTAAATAAACAAATATTCGCAACTATTTATTATGCTTCATGTGAAGCAAGTCAAGAATTAGCACAGGAGTTTGCAGAACATATAAGAAATAATATGTCATTGCCACTTGAAAATAGAGATAGAATGATATTACCTGAAGATATTGAAATGTATAATAATGATGACCGTTATTTAGGTTCATATCATACTTTTAAAGGTTCTCCTATATCACAAGGACAGTTTCAGTTTGATTTGTGGAAATCATCACCATTAAAATCGGTTGGATGTACTTATAATGAAGATGGTTCTATTAAAGATAAATTAAAAGGTGGAATGGTATTTAATTGGGAAGAATTGAGACATAAAATTATGGAAGGTGGTATGAGAAACTCATTATTACTTGCACCAATGCCTACCGCATCAACTAGTCAAATATTAGGAAATAATGAATGTATTGAACCATTTACATCTAATATTTATTCGAGAGGTACTTTAGCAGGACAATTTGTAGTATTGAATAAATACTTAATGAATGATTTATATGCATTAGGTATATGGAGTAGTGATTTAATGGATACGATTATATTAAATAATGGTTCGATTAATGGTATTAGTATTATTCCTGAAATTATTAGAAATACATACAAAGTAGTTTGGGATTTATCAATGAAAGCATTAATAGACCAAGCAGCAGATAGAGGTATATATATATGTCAATCACAAAGTTTAAATCTATGGTTAGAAGACCCTGATTTAAGTAAATTAACTTCTATGCATTTTTACGCATGGCAACGAGGATTAAAAACGGGTATATATTATTTACGACGTCGTGCAGTTAGTAAAGCACAAACATTTAGTATAGATGCGAGTAAAACAGTTGTTAATAAGAATGAAGGAAGTAAGGAAAGTGATTGTTTAATGTGTAGTAGTTAAATAAATTATATAATAGTTTATTATATTATTTATCTATTTCTTAATAGACATACATTGTAATGGCGAACGATAAGTATGACCTTTTAATGGTAG